GAGATTCCAAAGATCACAGTTGCTCCAACAGTTGCAATCGCATCTGAGGGTGGAACACCATCTGAGACAGACCAGAACGCTGCTTTTGTTTCAGTAGATGTCAAGAAGTTCATCGGACAGCAGACATTCTCACTAGAATTGCTAGATCGTTCATCTCCAGCATTTTTTGCTGAGTTGGTACGTCAGATGGAATACGCATACGCAAAGGCGACAGATGCAGCAGTTTCAGCTGCGCTAATCGCTGGTGGAACAGATGGCGGAAACCGCACAGTTTCAGCTGCAAACATCGCTGACTTCGTTTCAGATGCAGCAGTTTCTATCTACAAGGGAACACTAGGCTTTGCACAGAACATCATCGTATCTCCAGAACAATGGGGTAACTTGATGGGTCTAGTTGATGGTTCAAACCGCCCAGTATTCCAGCAGACAATCAACCCACAGAACGCAGGCGGAAACCTAACTGCAACAGCAGTTCGCGGAAACCTACTAGGTCTAAACCTACGCGTTGATCGTCAGCTAACAACAGGCTCAGGCGTTGGCGATAACACAATGATTATCGTGAACCCAGATGCTTACACATGGTACGAGTCAGCACGTCTATCACTACAGACAAACGTGATCTCAACAGGTCAGGTTCAGGTTGGCTACTACGGCTATGGCGCAGTTGCAACTAAGTTGGGCGCAGGCGCATATCGCTGGATGGTTGCATAACCACTAGCAACATTAATCATGGGGGGGCGGTTGCTCCCGATCGCTCCCCCAGCAGTTTAGAGAGGATGAAATGCCAAGTATTATCACAGCGTCAGAGTTGAGATCTGTCCTTGGTGTTTCGTCTGCTCTTTATTCAGACGCATATCTAAATGACATCATCGATACATCTGAGGCAGTTATCTTGCCTTTACTTACAACTTTTGCATCACCAATCGCCAAGGTTTCGCTGACTAGCAATGTCGCAACCTTTGAGACAGTAGGCATCCATGAGTTCACCGAAGGACAATCAGTTGTCATCGCTGGATGCGGATCACCATTTAACGGCACTCAAACAATCAATGATGATGTCGATGCATACACATTTACAGCAAACATCACTAATGCCGATATCGCAGAGCGCAACGTCATCCCTAGCGGATCAGCAACGCTTACAGGCGCTGCTACATATGTTGGCGTTGCAGCGGTTGAATCCGCGATCATCGTAGTTTCAGTTGAAGTATTCCAATCTCGTACTGCACCAGGAGGACAAATTGAAGGCGTGGATTTTGCTCCTAGCCCTTACCGCATGGGGCGCAGCTTGTTTAACCGCGTTGTCGGACTTCTGGGTCCATACATTGATGTAGAGACGATGGCTCAATAATGCCGAGCACGATCCTCTCAGCAGTTCGCACTCCTCTTGCCACAGCACTATCAGGCGTTGCTGCAAACGTATTTAGTTACGTTCCAGAGCAAATTCCTGCTCCTGCTGTTGTTGTCGTACCGGACTCTCCATACTTGGAGTTTGACACCATAGGCAAGAGCACCTTTCGATGCAAGATCAATATGACGATTACTTGCTGCGTTGCTTACAACAGCAACCCTGCATCACTCGATAATATTGAGCAGTTAATAACAAGTGTTGTGGCGGTTATACCTGCTGGATACGAAGTCCAGGCGGTTGATCGACCAACAGTCACAACAGTAGGCGCTAGCAACTTGCTGGTCGCAGATATAAGGGTGTCCACTTGGTACACCCAAACAGCATAAGGAGAACCAATAATGCCAACAACAGTCATTACGGGTCGCGACCTCGTCCTAAGTATCGCAACGGTAAATTACGATGCACAGACAACTAGCGCCCAACTATCAGTAGAATCAACCATCGATGTCTACCAGACACTAGATGGCAAGGCGTACAAGCATGTGGATGATCAATGGACACTTACAGTCGAATTGCTTGCAGACTGGGGCGCAACAGGATCATTATTTGAAGCAATGTGGGCTGCATGTGAATCTGCACCAAATACAACTTTGGCAGTTTCGCTGACAGCTGCAACAGGCGCAGTCTTTGCTTTCAACGTATTGCCAGTATTCCCATCAGCCGGAGGCGCAGCACCAGGAGCGCAGACCGATTCATGGACAATGACAGTCGTGGGAACACCAACAGAAACATTTAGTTAAAATCTAATAAACGGGAGCACAAATGAAAAAAGAAATCACAATTTCATACGCGTCGGGGGATCAGGCGACTTACATCGCCTATCCGCCTGATTTTGCTAAATGGGAAATGGCTAACAAGAAATCCATATCCGAGTTCTCAGGTATTCATGACCTGTTGTTTGTGGCACATAGCGCTATGAAGCGCGAAGCTGCTGGCAAGCCAGTCAAGGCACTTGATGTTTGGATGGAATCGATTGTTGATATTGAAGTAGGCATCGATAGCCCAAAAGCCATCAGCGAGGAAGTCTCAGCCGACTCTTAATCGAATTGGCAATAGCAACTCGCATACCAATGAGCGAGTGGACATCCGCTGAGGATATCCTGACTGCAATAGAGATTCTGGAGGAGCGCAATGGCAAGTGAGGCAATCACTTATGATAAAGCAGAATTGCGCGGAATCATTAAAGCCTTCAAGGCGATGGATGATCAAGCAACTGAAGCTGCTAAAAGGGAATCATCTGCTCTTGCTCAATATGCTGCTGAACAGATTAAGAACACGGCAGCAACTCGCTCGGTTTCAGGTATTGCTGCTCGCCGTATTGCTGATGGAGTTTCGGTAAAAAAATCAAGTAAAATTGGTGAGTTCTCATACGGCTTTGCTCGACAGAAGTTTAGCGGTGGCGGTTCAACCTTGGATCTGCTTTACGGTATGGAGTTTGGCTCCAATCGTTTCAAGCAGTTTCCAAATAGAACGCCTAGCAAGGGTAGAGGTAATTTAGGTTACTTTATCTATCCAACCTTGCGAGCGATTCAACCAGAATTGATTAAGCAATGGGAACAAGTATTTAATCGAATTTTGAAGGAGTGGGACTAATGGCAGGCAACAGAACGCTTAAACTTTCCATCCTTGCAGATGTCGATGATCTTAAAAAGAAACTTGGCAATGCCGACAACGATGTCCAAACATTCGGTGACAAATTAACCAATTTTGGCAAAGTGGCAGGAGCAGCGTTCCTTGTTGCTGGAGCAGCAGCTGCTGCTTATGCTGGCAAGTTAGCCATTGATGGTGTCAAGGCTGCCATCGAGGATGAAGCAGCACAGGTTCGTTTAGCAACATCTTTGCAGAATGTTACTGGTGCAACTAATGCCCAGATTAAAGCAGTTGAGGATCAGATCCTTAAGACTTCCCTCTTAACTGGTGTATCGGATGACAAACTTCGCCCATCGCTGGATCGTTTGGTCAGAAGTACAAAGGATGTTGAGGAAGCCCAAAAGTTACAAAGCCTGGCGCTCAATATCGCTGCTGGTACTGGCAAGGATTTACAGGCAGTTTCAGAAGCCCTCGCAAAGGCTCATGATGGTAACTTCACAGCCCTTAAGAAATTGGGCGGCGGCATTGATGAAAACATACTTAAGTCAAAAGACTTCGATGCTGCAACAGCTGCACTATCAAAGACATTTGAAGGACAGGCATCCAAGCAGGCAGATACCTTTGCCGGAAAGATGGATCGACTCAAGGTCGCATTTGATGAAGGTAAGGAAACAATCGGAGTATTTATTCTCGATGCTATTACTCCAATCGTCACGCTGATACTGGATCAGGTAGTCCCAGCAGTTCAGAAGTTCATCGATGGTATTGGTGGCACAGAAGGACTAGGCGCAGTATTTAACGAGGTTGCTGACTTTGCCAAGAAGTTCTTTACTCCTATCATCAACGCGCTTAAAGATGCCTTTGACAGAATTAAGCAGGCAGTCATGGACAACAAAGATGAGTTTGAAACTCTCTTCAAGTTTCTCAAGGATATTGTTGCACCTTTCCTAAGTGGCGCATTAAGCATCGCAATTAAGGCGTTTGGTGTAGTTATTTCGACAGTTGTTAATTTCGTGGGCGATCTAATTGCAGGCTTTGAGCGAGTCATTGAATTAGCCAAGAAGGTTAAAGATGCTTTGACTTTTGGTGGCAACGATAACAATGGTTCAACTGCTCCTAGCAGAAGCGGGATGCCAGGCGGTATTGCACCAATAGGCAGATCCAATCTTGGAGGTAGATCACAATCTCCAGTCTCAATTACAGTAAATGGCGCAATCGATCCAGTCTCAACGGCTCGACAAATTGCAGACTTGCTAGGCGTTGAAGCAACACGCTCAGGCTCATTTACCAATCTGGGAGTGAGTTACGCCTACTAATGCCATGGACACCCAGCGCCACAGTCACTATTGACGGGACTAACTACACTTCAAGTACCCTGTTTGCGGTTCAGGTTAGTTATGGTCGCACATCGATTTGGCAACAGCCTCGCGCTGGTTATGCCAACATTCAGCTGCTAAATGCCAACAATACCGACTACGGGATTGAACCAAACCAGGCAGTAACAATTACCATGCAGGATTCGACTAATACCACTCGCACAATCTTTACTGGCAAGGTTTCAGCGATTACAAATAAGGTTCAAA